GGTGAGTGGCTGAAACCAACAGTTTGCTAAACTGTCGTACGGGTAACTGTACCGGGGGTTCGAATCCCCCCGCTTCCGCAACGCAAAAAGGGACTAAAAAAGTCCCTTTTTTTGTTTTAAATTTCTACCATACCATACCTATCTTAACCAAACAACGCTTTTCTAATTGATTAAATGATTATTCATATTTGTTCCTAAATTATATTGAGATGTTTTTGTATATGTTTTCCCATAGGGTATATACTGCGCTCGTGCTGCTGTTTTATTGTCATTCCCCTAAGGGGAAAAGTTTACCTTGTTACCTATGTTTCTATTGATATACATCTCCTACGGAGAATCCTATAATAGGAATGGTTACAGATAACCATATTGATTTAGAATTAACAATTTGAGATGTTGCGTGCTTGTTCCGGGATACAAAATAAGCTCATTTCGATTTTTAAAAATCAATGTGAAAGATTTATTTAGACATATTATTAAAAATTGTAAGATATTTTACTATATTTGTAATTATTTATTATAAAAAACTATCATCTCAAACTCCAAAAACTTCCTAATCACTCTATCAAGCAGTTTTTATGTTGTTTGATATAAAAATTTTATGTTGTTTGATATAAAAATATTTGTTTATGAAAAAAATTCTATTTCTATTATTTGTACTGATCTCGTTTTTTTCTTATTCAGTAGTCAAAGCACAACAGAAGACCATCTATATCACATTGGATGTTTCTAGTAGTATGGGGCAAAAAACAAAACGCACAAACGCAAAGCGCACAACTAACACAATAACAAACAGTTAGCGAAAACGCAGAAAAAACGAAAAGTACATTTGCTTTAATTTATCTTTAATTTATGGGGCTGGAAGGTTGATTTACTTTAATTTTGGTTTAACAATCACTTAAATACCCTTTAATTACTGCCTAAAAACGCCACGAAACGCCACAGAACAACGGAAACAGCCGCTACGCAGCTATGAACTACATTAACAAAATAGCCCCAAAACGGGGCTTTTTTTATGTCTGCCGATGGAGCGATTTTAGTGTAAAAAAATGCTTATGGATGCCCAAATGGTTACCCAAATGGTTACCCAAAAAACGATAAAAAACACCAACTGACTAACTACATAAGTGCAAAAATATAGTTAAAAACACGTTAAAAACGGCGATAACTACCCCCATAAGTACATAAAAAAGCGAGTTAAAAACGATATAAATAGCTGAAAAATAGCATTATAACGTTATTTAGCCCGCTAAAATTGCTTGTCTCTCTGTTACACCGATTAAAAATTACTCCAATCTTATCACTCCAACCACAAGTGCAATACCGGTTATTTCTTCTAATGGAATAGAAAATGGCGGGTAGTCCTTATTGTCTGAAATTGCTAAAATAGAATCTCCGCCGTTTTCTTTAATCCGCTTAACTATTAATCCCTGCTCTCTGGTTGCGATAACATGTACCCTATTCCACTGAATAAACTGACTCTCCTTGATAATTTTACACGCAATAACATCTCCGCTGTTATACTTAGGATACATGGATGACCCGGCAACTTCAATCATAAAATCAATTTTCCTGTCCTTAAACTTAGGGACAACATAGTAAGCCTTCACATCGGTAGCTTCAATCTTAAAATCGGCAGAACCAAATCCGGCAGCTACGCTTAAAGATACAAAAGGAATTGTATTAACTCCATCAGTAGGGTCAATTTTAGTTGCTTCCGGTTGTTCATTTTTAAACATTGATCCACTACCAGTTAAAAGCCATTCAGGAGAAATATCAGGAAAGTAGGATAATATATTAGCATACTTATCAGTACTTATTTCCCTTGGCTTGTCTAAAAAACCCTTTGAGACACCCAAATCTTTACAAAATTTATATTTTGTAATATCCTTATTATCAATAACTTTTAAAATTCTTTCCGTAATTGACAAATTTTTATCACAATTTATTTGCATAATAGGATAATTTATTGGTATATTTGCAGTGTCTTTCAAATTGAAATGACGCTATAAAGGTCGGAATAATTTTTAATAAAACAATGAAATATGAGAAAATTTATAAAAATGCCTCACGGGAAGTCGCAGGAACTTGAAAAACTATTCGGATGTTCCGCACCGATAGTTAGAGAGGCACTGAATTACAAAGTAAAAAAAGAACCGGAAGCCATAAAACTTGCACGAAAAATACGAAAAGCTGCCTTAGAAATGGGCGGGATTGAGTTTGAAAAGAAATAATAACCAATAAAATCACACGGATATGAATAAACCAAAGTACATCAGAATTTTAGAGCACCTTCATTACGGCGATAATATCCGTATTGGGGGAGCATTCATGATTTTAGACACCACAGCGGAAGGTTTGAATAAAGCGGAAGCGGATGTGATAAAAATGTATGATGATAGAAATGCTCATGACGGCGGCTTTATAAAAACTGCTGAAAAATATTACAGGCGAGTAGCAATCGTAGATGCGGATACACTTGAAGTCTTACGTCTAATTTACCCTAAAAATGAAAACATTAAACAGTATTAAAACAGGACTTATCTGCACGGCATCGTTTATAACGATTGCGTGCTTGATAGGCTATTTGTTTGTAGGTGCATGGTACTTGCTCCTAATTGCGATTTTTTCATGTGTATTAGGATTGACACTCAAAGAAGATGAGTAAAAATTAAAAAGGAAATTAAAATGGTAGAATATTATAATAACACATTAGTAGTGGAAGCAAGTTGGCTTGTGGACAATGAAATAATGTCTGAAAGTCAGTACCGACATGCAACCACACGTAAACAAGTTCAAGTTGTACGGCGGGGATGCCTGAACACTCCGGCTCTTGTTGCTTATGATAGTATGCCTGACCGTTTTAAGCGGAAAGTGGTAGAGGTTATCGGTAAAAGTCCGTATGAGGTTATAAAGACCAACTACCTGCAAGAACTTATTGAAGATAGAGCGGATATTTCGGAGTTTTTTGAAAACTACAAACTGACAAATGGCCGATATATCCCGAAAAACACACGCCACGAGTACTATATCAATGCGATAGTATTGGAGGCAGTACATATCATGCTGACCGATAAACGTGCAAGACGTTCGGCACTTGGACATAAAACCACAAAGATATGGGAAAAGATAGCTGAGGCAGTTATGGAACTTGACCGGATACGTTTCCCGCACTCATTACCGTCCAATCCGAGACGATTGGAAGATAGATACAAACGGTACCGGAAAGAAGGTGCAGTGAGTTTGATACATAAAAATTTCACAAATAAAAATGCCGCTTCTGTGGATAGCGAAGTAAAAGAGAGCGTATTGGTAGAAATATTAGCCGCACCAAGTAACCTTGACAATGCACAGGTGGCTAAATTTTACAATATGGTGGCTGAAAAAGCCGGATGGAAAACAATTACTACCGGAACGGTGGCTAATTTCCGTGAAAAGCACGAAACAATGATATATCCGGGCAGACGTGGCTCAGTGGCATTTATGAATAAAAAGACAATGCAGGTTAAGCGTTCTGCCCCGAGTGCTCCGCTATACTACTGGACGCTTGACGGTTGGGATGTGGAGCTTATGTATCAAAAACACGAAGGCAACCGCACAACCTATCATCACAGACCAACGGTTGTGATAGTATTGGATGCTTTTAATAAATACCCGATTGGCTATGCCGTAGGAGATAGAGAAAATCCACAATTAATTCAGATGGCGCTACGCAATGCAGCGAAACATACTGAGGAACTATTCGGCAAAATGTATCGGACGCACCAAATTCAGAGCGACCGCTACGCTATCAGCATGATGACACCATTCTACGAAACGCTTGCGGATAAAGTAACTCCGGCACGTGCGAAAAATGCAAAGGCTAAGATTATCGAACCGTATTTCGGGCACTTGAACAAAACCTATTGTCAAATACAACCAAACTGGAGCGGTTTCGGGATTACTTCAGATGCTGAAAAACAACCAAACAGCGAGTTTCTTAATACATATAAAAAGAATTTCCCTGACTTTGATGGTGTATGCAAGCAGGTTGAGTTGATTGTATAGGCAGAGCGTATACAAAAGGTTGAGCGACTAATGGAAGCTTGGAATGCAATGGCGGAAGATGACAAAATAGAACTTACCTACCAAAATTATTTATTACAGTTTGGCTCGACTACCGGACGACCGATTTTAATGCAACACAACGGACTACTTCCAACAATTGAGGGTGTAAAAAGGACGTATGACTGTTTTGATGTGAATTTTCGCAAGCATAGCTCTGTAAAATGGAATGTGATGTATGACCCGGACGATATGAGCCGTGCGCTGGCGGTTAATGAGGAGCAAACGCTCCAATTCCTACTCGAAGAGAAATATGTCCAACCAATGGCATTAAAAGACAGGAAAGAGGGCGACAGCGAGCAACTGCAACGAGTGAGAGAATTTAACCGGGAACTTATACAAGAAGTAACGGAATTTAGAGCCGAAACCGCTGAACAAAGCAGAGGCATATTGGAAATGGTACCGGAACTGGAAACGCTGAAAAAGCTGGCGATAACCGACAGCAAAGGTCAGCATAAGAATGAGAGAAACAAGGCTCGGTTAGCCCCACCCCAGCCCTCCCCTCACTGGGAGGGTGATGTCGGACAGGAATGTCCGACCCCCGTAAGAGTGGTTAATCAAGTGCAGGCTGAAATAACGGAAACATCGTATTTGGATAAATTATAAAATAAATCAATTAAAAACACACGGAAATGAAAAAACACAACTGTATCTCTGAAATCAGAGAAAATATTAAGAAAATGGAACCAAATGTTGCATACGTTCGATTTGATTTAGCTGATGTTCATAGCGACGACTGCAATGTTTTGATGACAGGTCAAAGAATTGACGTAGGAATTAAGAAAAAAAAGCGTAATGGCGAGGAAAAAATCGTAAATGAGAAATCATTTGTAGCACATAATTATTGTCCATTTTGTGGAAAAAAATATACATCATTTTAATATATCGGACGGGAATGTTTAATCCCCTAAAATCACACGGATATGGTACTAACAGACAATGTAAAAAAGGAAATCGTAGATAAGCTGATTGCTTATTGCGACAGGTACGAAAGCCAAAACAAAGCGGCTAACACGCTTAAAGGCGTGAGTTCGGCAACCATTAGCCAAATGATAAACGGCAAGTGGAAACTGATTGCCGAGAATATGTGGCGAAACGTAGCAAGTCAAATCGGATGGCGGGAGCATGAGTGGAACTCAGCAGTAACATCTAATTTGAGAGAACTAAACAGTTTCTACACAACGGCACAAGAGCAAAGTATGGTGCTGGCTATCACAGCCGAAGCCGGAACCGGTAAAACATGGGGTGCACGTGAGTATTGCTCCAACAACCGGAGTGCCTACCTTATTCAATGTAACGAGTTTTGGAGCAAAAAGACTTTCCTTGCGGAGTTGAGCCGAGTGGTAGGAATAGACAATAGAGACCTTACCATGGGCGAAATGATGCAGGATATTGTATGGCAACTAAAAAGTGATAACAAGCCTATCATCATTCTTGATGAGGCTGATAAACTGAGCGATGGTATCCTTTATTTTTTCATTACGCTGTACAACTATCTGGAAGACCAATGTGCATTGGTACTGCAAGCGACTGACTATCTCGAACAACGGATGAAATCCGGATTGCGGAAAAACGCAAAAGGTTTCCCTGAAATATGGAGCCGTGTAGGCAGGAAATGTATCAAATTAGATGGCGTAAGTGCGGACGATATTCGGAATATTTGCCTTGCTAACGGCTTAACAGATGAACGAGATATTGAAGTTGTGGTAAATGACAGCGAGGGCGATTTTAGACGTGTAAAACGGAAAATACAGGCGATTAGAAATAAGCGGCAAGCAGTAAGCAGCAAGCAGTAAGTATTATGAAAATAAGAATTATCTCCGGTCGACTTGGTATGTCAGGAACTAACATTCAATTTCAAAACGAAGACTTCTTTACTCTGAAAGTTGGCGATATGGTAAGAAAAATTGGCGATGGAAGAGAACACGGATTAAAGCGAACTGATGAGTTTGTAGAGCCGATAGAATATGTGGGTTCAATTATATGTCAATTTTCAGAAAAGGAAAAAATGTATGCGTTTAGATTGCCGCAAATAATCAACAATGAAAACTTGTACCTTTTATATGGGAAAACCGACAGTGAAGTTTTTACAGAGAGTATTTATTCCCCAAAAGGAAAGAAATCATACGTGCGGTTTTATGAACCAAATTTTGTGAAATTGAGTGATAGCAACAACAATTAAAGAATGTTTAACTGGTATTTGAAAGGTAATAAATCCCCAATATTGGGGCGATAATTATGCGGATAAAGCGAGCGTTAACGGTCAATGAGATTAGGAATTTTAAGCCGGTAGAACTTGAATTTGAGGGAAAGTGGAAGGATAGCATCGGTACACCGGAACTAACAGGCACGTGGCTTATTTGGGGCAATTCTGCCAACGGTAAAACTCGCTTTGCACTGCAACTGGCTAAGTATTTAAGTAGTTTTCGCCGTGTGGCTTACAACTCTTTGGAGGAAGGGCTTAGTAAGTCTATGAAGGAGGCGATATTAGACACCGGAATAGGTAAAAACTTTGTCCTTCTGGATAAAGAGCCGATTGAACAACTGAAAGTGCGACTTCGTAAACGGAAAAGTCCGGATATTATTTTTATTGACAGTCTCCAATACACCGGATTAACCTACGCCGAATATAAACGGCTACGGGATGAGTTCCCAAATAAGCTCTTTATTTTCATTAGCCACGCAGAAGGTAACGAACCGAGGGGAAATGTAGCCCGCTCAATCAAGTATGATGCTTTTGTGAAAATACCGGTAATCGGTTATGCGGCTTACCCACAGAGCCGATATGGAGGAGGCGAAAAGTATGTGATATGGCAGTGGGGATATGATAAATTTAATGTATAGCCCCAATCCCCTACGGGACTTTCCCCACAAGTGAAAGGGATAAGAAAAAATAATTTATTTAAAACAACACGGATATGGCAATAACATTAATGGAACAGGAACAAAAGAGGCTTCTAAAAAAATTCCACACGCTGCTGGGAAAAGCGGGTTTAGGTGCGGACGAAAAAGAGGCAATCCTTGCCGGATACGGCGTGGAGAGTAGCAAGGAACTGACGGCTTATGAACTGTTGGAGGCTTGCAATCAATTAGACAAAATGAGTAATCCGAAAGCGGCAGAAATGGACAAATGGCGTAAGCGTGTGATAGCTTCAATATTTAGTTATTTCGGTGCATTGGGGCTGCAATCGGATATGAACCGAGTAAAAGGCACGGCGGCTCGTGCGGCACGTGCAGAAACATTTAACGATATTCCACTGGAACAGCTTAGAACTCTTTACTCCGCTTTTAGCAAAAAAGCCAAAACAGTAGAGCATGTGGATATAGTAACAGAGGATATTATCAATGAACTAAAACTACTTAACTAAAGCCCCCCTCCGGCTCCCCCCGCAAGGGGGAGAGAAATGGGTGAGGTAAAAAACTAATAAACATGATTTTTTGGAATGAACGGACAAAAGAACTCGACCGGCAAATAAAAGCTGCCGGGATTGTAACACCAAAACGAGTGAAAAAGAATACTTGGTATCGCAACTTTTTAGCTGCGATGATATGGTACGGTCGGTTTATGAGCAACCCGAAAAATGTAGAACTGATAATGAGAATGAAACTTATTAATAACAATTTTAATTTTTAATCACATGGCAAAAAGAACAAAAAAAATCGTCCACACGGGCGTAACAAGTGAACAAATGGAGCAGGCATTTAGCGACTATGCTATTGCCGATGCAAGAGCGGCAAAGATAAACGCCGGAATTGATGAACAAATGACTAAAATCCGTGAGAAATGGGCGGATGAGTTGGCAAAGCTGACGGAACGAAAAGAGAAAGCCTTTGACATCATGCAAACCTGGGCGATGGAAAATCGGGACGAGGTTTTTGCGAAACGGAAAAGCTACGAAAGTACACACGGAACTATCGGTTTCCGCACCGGAACCCCGAAACTGAAAACACTACGAGGCTTTACTTGGGCTTCTGTAACTAATCTACTAAAAGAGTTTCTACCGAGCTACGTCCGAATTTCAGAGGAACCTGCAAAAGACAAACTGCTTGCAGATAGAGACGTTCCCGAAACGGCAGAACTGTTTGAAAAATGCGGTTTCAGCGTGGTACAAGATGAGACGTTTTATGTGGAACCGAAAAAAGAAGAAAATTCTAATTAAAAGCTGAATAGCTTACTCTCCATCGCTCGCTTGGCTGCGAGTGGTGGAACATAAACCGCTACCGATGGCGTTCGGTGCGGCGGGCAGATGCAAACGGGAAGGTATCTGCCCGGGACTGATTTTTTATTAACACAGGGGATACGACAGGCGGGAGTGCCTATCCCCATTAAAACACACACGGATATGGTATATGGATACGTACGGGTAAGTACAGATACACAGGATGTGGAAGCTCAGAAAATAGGAATTGAAGAAAAAGCAAAAATTTTGAATTTATCTATTGATAGATGGATAGAAGATGACGGTGTAAGCGGCACTACTGAATTTCAAAAGAGAAAATTAGGAAAATTGATGAAAATTCTAAAAGAAGGAGATGTCATAATTGCTTCTGAAATAAGTCGTTTTGCCCGTAAACTTTTTCTTTTATTTGAGTTTTTGGGATTTATTACCAATAAAAAAGTGGAATTGTGGACTGTAAAAGACAATTACCATTTAGACGGTTCCTTACAAAGTACTATTATGGCATTTGCTTTTGGTATAGCTGCACAAATAGAGCGAGATATGATATCGCAACGAACAAAAGAAGGATTGCAACGAAGACGAATGGACGGCGTTATTCTCGGTCGCCCAATTGGAGGAAAAAACAAACCCTCAAAGAGAATTGAAGCAAAAATTCCGCTTATTGAAAAATATGCGAAAATGGGTTTGTCCTATTCCACTATTGCAAGATTAACGAAACTGCATAGACTTACTGTTGCTAATTATTGTAAAGAGAATGGATTTACCGAGCAGTCAGAGAGATATAAAAATTCAACAAAGCATATTCAAAAGAGAGCTGAAGAAAGGAAGTTGTCCAAATCATTGAAACTATCAGCTATTAATATTACACCGGAATATTTAATAGATGAGTTTAAAAACAATTTTTATAATATCAGCAACTTGGCAAAATCCATAGAAATACCTGTTGGACAGTTAATGGGGATGATAAAAACGTATGGTCTTGAAGAAGAATTGGCAAGGCTACAAGCAGAAGCACGTGAAAAAAACCCATCACTTTCTGCCCAAGGTAGAAAGTTAGGACTTTCTGACACCAGAGATGTTAGGCGTTATATCAACAATCATAAAAACCAATGAAACGATTTTGGACACCGGAGGAGATTGAACTCTTAAAAGAAAAGTACCCGATATCTACTCCGGCAGAATTACAAGCACTTTTCCCGAATAGAACATATTCAGCAATAAAAGGGAAAGTAAAGGCACTGAAACTATTGAAAGCAAAACAGCGTTTTCGATTTTCGCCTTCACAGATTAAATACCTTAAACAGAATTACTCGAATACACTTAATCGGGATTTGGCGGATTACTTTAGATGTGAAATAGGTACGATAGAGAATAAAGCTTTTGAACTTGGATTAAAAAAAAACCGAAGTTTTATAGCTGAAATTGCTCGTAAAAATATGGCATGTCCACATCATCCCGGTCGTAAGAGTTGGATAAAAAAGGGTACTGTCCCGCCAAATAAAGGGAAAAAGCAAATCGAGTACATGACACCGGAAGCAATAGAACGTACCAAGGCAACACGTTTCAAAAAGGGGCAACGAGTATGGAACCATAAGCCAGTTGGGTATGAGAGGGTTAATACATCCGGTTATACAGAAGTAAAAACAGCCGAACCTAATAAATTTGAGTTGAAACATCGGGTTATCTGGCGACAGCATTATGGTAAAATCCCCAGAGGGCATAATGTTCAGTTCCGGGATGGAAACCCACAGAATTTTAATATTGAGAACCTTTATTTGATAAGTCGCAGCGAGCAGCTAAGTAAAGAAAATAGCATACATGCCCGCTACCCAAAAGATGTGCAGTTGGCAATTCAAATGAAAGGAGCATTGAATAGGTATATAAATAAAATAAAGAATAACAACGATTCAGCGGTTTAGGAAAACCGCTGTCCCTAAAACACACGGAAATGAATAGAAAAGTAAACACAGGCATCACTATGACGGACATACGTCATGAAGCGTTTGATGCCATTCAAAAGTTAAAAAGCGGCGAAATGGATGTAAAAACAGCCGCTGAAATCCGCAATTTGTGCGGTGTAGTAATTGACGTTGCCAAAACGCAAGTGGAATTTATGAAAGCCATCCCTAATGCAGTGAGAGAGCAAATGAAGCCGGAAGAGGTTAAAGCTATTGCGGGTACGCTGCGAGACCGAGATGCAGAGTTTGACGAAGTAATGTACGAGGTAGAAACTTCACAAGGTATTAAAACGTACGGACGAAAAGAAGTACCCATAGAGCCAAGAGAAAGGAGCATAGGAGCATGATACTATCATTTAAAGAGCAATTCAAAGAGCCGATATTGAGTGGCAGAAAAATTCACACTATCAGAAACGTAGGACGATGGCGTGTAGGTGCAGCTATTCAGTTTGCTACGGGAGTGCGAACAAAGAATTACGAGCAGTTCCATTCGGGAACTTGTAAGGGTGTACAAGATATTGAGATAAAGTACACCGATATGCGTGGAGCCGTGGAAATTTATATCGACGGCAAACACTACGGAACTTGGCACAGATTTATTCCTGAAAAGTCGGTTAATGTTGCTGTTATTACTACTCTGGCAATTAACGAAGGTTTTGATGGCGTTAAAGAGTTTTTAGAATGGTTTAACCGAGATTATAAAGGCGATTTAGTTCACTGGACGGACTTTAAATACTGACACAATGATAAGCGAAGTAAGTATAATAACCGGAGTACCGGAACTGGTTATTTTAGAAAGTAGGAAAAACCCTATTTGTGAAATACGTCAGCTATATTGGAAGCTGATGCGTGAACACGGTTATTTTTATCAAGAAATTGCACGGTTATCCGGCAAACGAAACCATGCTACTATTATTCTCGGCATTCGACATATAGATGGGATTATTAAAACAGACAAACAAATGGCTCAACTTTGGGAGCAAATAAAAAAAATCGAAAATGGAAGAAAAATTAAATGCTTTGACAAAAGACAATGTGAAAAAATTTGAAGATTTAGCACGACCGATGATGAAATATTTGTGTGAAAATTATCATCCACATGTTACTGTAATAATTACACCTACAAACGCAGAACTATTAGAAGGAAAAATGTCAACAGGGGAAATATTAGATTATGTTGATTAAAAAGATAAATTCTATGATAATAGCAGTAGATTTTGACGGTACGATAGTAGAGAATAGATATCCCGAAATTGGCGAGTTTCGACCGGGAGCGGTGGAGGCTCTGCGTAAATTGAAACGGGATGGATACCAACTTATCTTGTGGACTTGCCGCACAGGTCTGGAACTGGCAAGAGCAGTGGCTGTATGTGCCGAGGCGGGTATAAGGTTTGATGCCATCAATGCGAACCTGCGTAGTGAAGTGGTAAAGTACGGGAGCGACAGCCGAAAGATTAATGCCGATATCTACGTGGATGACCGCGGATTGTCTAAGCTGCCGGATTGGAGCAATATTTATACGGAAATACGAGAAAAACTTCCGCTGTATCCTGATGTTGTGATAAATGAAGGTTATTTATAATTAATTTAATTTCAGAGGGTTTGGAAATCCTCTGTCCCGATATGAACGAAAACACCCGAAAGAAGGCTATTCTTGTACAGGAGATGCTGGACAAGTACTATGAACCTGAGCGGCAGGACAGATGCAAGCTGTGGGTGTACCGGAACTATATACGAAAAGCAATACCAATGAGTGAGCGAACATTTTGGCGCTATTGCGCTCGAGATGTGGAAAATAATAAAAAAGTAGAGGAGAATAAAGACCAATTGAAATTGTGGGATTAATAAAAATATGTAACTTTGAGCAAAATTATTAAACAAGAAAATAAAATGGAAATAAGTTTTGGAGAAAAGTTTTATTTATCTACAGATGGATACTATTTCATGTATAGACACGATAAGAATGATTTCAGTATAGTAAGAGCTTCATTATATAATTTAAAAAATGAAAAAATAGATGACGTTAGAGTATCAGCTGGATATGGTATCTCAGAGTTAAGTCATACTGACCTGATTAATCATTTTGAGGCAAGACTATTTCTCGGAATTATAAAATAATTAATTAAAAAACAAAATATTATGGTAACACAAGATGAAAGTTATTTGATGCTTGTCGCGTTGATTAGCGTGGTGCTTTTGATAGTGTTTTTTGTAAAGCTGTTTGAGATAGCGAAAACGCTAAAAGAAATTAGAGATAGGATGCCCGATAAAAAGGATAATAAAAAAGCCCCGTAATCGGGGCTTTTTTTATGCTGCAATAGCCAGTCCTATTGCTACAAGTGCTGCTGCTACGACTGTGGCAAGGGCAATGGCAATAACGTTCCACCAGTCGAAGGGTCGGTAATCGCCTTCGGGTGTGATGGTTTTGTAACGTTCTATGCCTTCCACGGCTAAAGCTCCGGGAATGCCTGTAACTAATCCTGCCACAGGGTGCATAAGTAGCGATATTGCTACGATGATGACAAATACGATAAGCATTGTCATTTTTCTTTGTTTTAGTTGTTTAATCATATCAAAAAAGTTTTAAGTGGTTATTGTTTTATTCCGTTGATATATACTCCGTTGTTATTTATTTCGATGGAGTAATTACCGTTTTTGCTTGTGAGTTTCATATTTCCTTTTGCCTGCAGGAAGTAGTCAGATGCGTTTTGGCGAACGTATAAATATTCGTCTGCAGCTCCTACGCATAATAGTCCATCGGAGCGGAGATATACCCGCTGTAGCGCTTCTTTTTTCATGGCTGCGTTTTCCATATCTATACTCATCCCAATGCTTATATTTCCGTGCGTAGCGTAAGAGTAGTAGTCGTCTGTATCTCTCCCTGGCGCATAAGTTAATCGGGTGATGCCTTCTATCTGATATGTTCCTGCCGGTAGTTGTTCATTTACGTGCAACCATTTGCCGGTTGTATTAGGAGCCTGTGTGTCAATATCCCAACTGTCAATTACGACTGCTCCTGACGTTTTATTTTTCAGCCTGAGAGTTATGGTTCTGGTTTCATGCTCCGAAGGTGCTGTAACGCTTGCATACACATTAAACCAAACGTGTGCAGCAGCATTGAGAGTAAATTCCTTTAATACCGAGCGTTCCGTGTAGTTAGGCGTATCAAGCGGGTTGTTTTGTGTAGCACCGATGAGGTTTGGAAATGTCGCACCGGAATATTGGTCTATCTGTTTGGTGTAACTCTCATAAAACGAGTTAACGATAGCTTGTGCGGCGAAGTTTCCAAGATAATCGGGCAGATTGCCGATAGGCTCGTTAAGGATAGAAATTTCTTTACCTTCAAGGATATTTGATAATTCTATTTTTCCATCATCAAAAACTTTGAACGGTGCTTTATCCATATCCTGAACTGGCGAACCTGCCCAGAACCGGATAGGATTGGAATTAAGTCCGTTCATACCGGCGGTTACTTTGCCGTTTTCATTTTTCACGCCCATCACATTGCCGAGTACCAGTCCGCCATTGATTTCAGTGCTTCCGGCTATTGCTCGTTCCAGATATGGGTGGTTTCGATATGCTGTTGGTTTGGTTCCCTGCTCCAGTTGAATGTTGGTTATATATACAGCTTTAACTCGTGATGAATAAAAAACAAAGTTGCTGTGGTGTGTAGGTGTAAATGGTATTATGTATCTCGTCCATATATTAGAGAGCATTTGATTATAATAAGTCCCCTCATGTCCGCAGGAAATCTCGCCACCTGCAGGGTCGTCAATCCTTGCCCAAAATGATAGCACGTAAGGCTTGTTAAGTTCCAGTTGGTTGGTATCTACAAAATTTTGCCACACGCCTTGGTGCTGTCCGTTTGCCTTTAACCTCAACGCGGAAAATGCACCGGACGGCAAGTTGGTGTAAACAATACTTAATTCCGGCGGTGTTTGACTTGGACTGTAATTTATGTTCCACTCATTCAGTTCTGCCGAGAAATTGCCGTTGCGGATAAGGTTAACGCCACCGATGCTAAGTTCTTTCCATTCGGCAATATTTTCCAGCCCGGACGAACCTGCACCAAAAATTATTTTTCCGGCTATTATACCATTCAGAAGGTCAAAGTAAGTATTGCCGTCCTGCGCAATAATTTTATCCGTAGTTATTCGTCCCGGTAAGACTTCGGTATATCCATAGACCGGAGCAAAAGAACGGTCGCCGCTATGTTCGCTGTTAAGTATGCCGATAAGGAAATGGTAATATCCAGTTTCGCCTTCCATAGCAATAGCCGTTTCAGAAAGTTTATAAGTTCCTGCCGTACTCGTTTTACTACATCTTAAATAGAGATAAAATGCCGTTTGAGTATCGGTTAAAGCGGGCGATGTATAGCCGGAAATATCCCAAAATTTGTAGGTTTGCGGTCTGTCGCCTGTGGAAATTTCAGTAACACCCAAGGTCATGTGCTGAATAATTCCTGCGGCTGCCGTGAGCTTTTTTGTGGCGGTGCTAAATGTTATATTATGATCCACCCGCACCGGATTGGTTTTACTGTTTACAAAACGGAACTGCAAACTTTCATCTCCGGCAATTAACTGCATTGTTCTTACGGTTAGCGGATTAACGGAACCGGCAAAGTTAAGCAGTGAATTTTCCAGCATTTCCTGTGTTTCTTTCGTATCGCGCCACTGGCGCTGTGCAAATCGGATTACATCCTTGCGATTTTTCTCAACTATTACCTCGTCGGCTTCCAGCTTTGCCAGACCGGATGCAAAAGAGCCGGACACCGATGCGTTGCTTAGTGTTATTTCCGGTTTATGCGGACTATTTACATAGTCTTTTACCGAAACAATGCGAATAACTTCTCCGTTAGGAAGAAATTGCGGATCGGAAAAAAGCACATGTCCTCCCGGGACAACTTTACCTCCAATATCTAACCAGCGAGATTTTGACCAAATACCATCCAACGCTCCGGTAAATTGAAACTTATTTGTTTCCTCCTCTGCAAAGAATTTAACGGCTTCCAGGAACATATCCCACGATGCTCCCGACTTGTCGCTGTCGTTTTGGATGTAAGCCTGTGGCATTCGGATATTAAAAACGGCGTATTTATCTCCAACACCAGGAACGTATGCGCCGCCCGGCATAATCATTCCGTCCTGCTCCTGCGGTACGATTTTAAAACGGCGCTCGGCGTGGATATATCCGGTTAAGTCATCCTCCGATTGTTCAATATCAAACTCGCGCCCAGCCAATATGCCGGACTGAAAAACAATAGTCGCTTTTTTGCCCGCAATGCGGCAGTCGCGATAGTTAAGCGATGTCGGTATGCTGCTATCTTTTATATCATAGAGGTTTTTAGAAGCGTCCACCGTTATCACTTGGCTCACCGTTCCTACTCGTTTCGGATAGATATCGGAACCATCGTAGCTGCCCTCGCCTACGTTAGTGTTGCCGTCGCGTGTGATGCTCATACCTTCTGCATCGGTACGGTAGGTTTTACCCTCATACACCAGCGTGCCCAATTTTGGCAATAAGAGCGTAAGACTGCCGTAAGATGAAAAGTCTATATTTCGCTCACCACCTTGCACGTATAATCTGCCGATTGGTATTTTGTCGCCGTCGTTTATCCTTCCGGTTCCTGACTTAAAGCCATTCCCTTTTCCGTAACTAAGCGCCAGCGGCTCATCCTTGAATTTTTCAACTTTCCGCAGGTGAATAGTTTTACCGGCTATTTCCCACTCGGTACTAAACTCATGAGCCAGTCGGCTTAGTACATCGAAACAACTCTCGTGATTAAATGAAATAAGTTTATCCGGTGCATCGACACACTCGCCAACCGTCCAACCACTATCGTGTACATTCATGTTTAGAACGATGCGTGTAACGAAGTCCACAGGTTTAGCAGTGAGTGGAAATTTCAGCCGATAAGGGATAGCAGCCGTATCTTTGAATTTGAACCGCTTTAGTAATTCACGATTGCCGTGGAGCGTAAGGGTATATTCAAAGTTTCGGGTGTTATGCTTTTTAAAATTTTCAGGATAAAATAGTGTATATCGCTGTCCTTCAAAATCCACATACGAGCCGAGCGGTATAGTTACACTTTCGGGAGCAGAAAAATAGAGTGTCAGGCTATCATCGCTCATAATAGAGCGATAACGAACTGAGCGGTCATCTACTTGTATATCGCAGAGAAGTGTGTTTTGAGGGTTGAATATTTTCATTTTTTTACAAATTTATTTTATACGAATTACGCGAATTACGACTGTTTTATTATTTCAATAAAGCGTTTGCGAATATTATCTTGTATTTTATTTATCAATATAACAGATTTGCCGACAAACGGTCTGGGTTTCATTATAAATGATTTTTTACCGTATATTTTAGCCGGTAGCCCAAATTGGTGTACTGCTGCATAGGATTTGTCGTTGGTTATTTTTGCACCGTCCTGTGTACGAACATAGCTGAAAGCATTAGCCAACTCTCGAGTTTCTCCAGATAATATCTTGGCGGTAGTGCGGGCTTGTGAAAATTTTCCTGTTTGTCCGCTGTGTCCGTACCAAGGGGTTTCCGGCTTGCGGCGTTCTACCTCTGACCATTTCTCCAACTTTTCGTCAGTAAACCCTTCATCCAAAAACGACTGTTTAAAGTGATTAATAGCCTCAACCCCTAACATATCTTTTATTTCCTTGCCTGTAACGTAATCGTTTAATTCTTTCATTTTTTGAGGAAATTGTTTGGCAAATTGGGATAAATCCATATGTCAGAACTATTTTTTGTGATTTGTGAAAAATTTAAATGATATTTGAACAATAATTGAAAATAAAGTGTTATATTTGCAGAAAGAAATTAGGAACTTCTCTGCTTCGGCACAGTAGTACCACTTATTCGCCCCGGGCATTTTTGTTCGGGGCGTCTCATTTTAAAAGTTTTGATAAATAGCATCTTCACGTCCCGTAAAATAGAAAAATACTTTTATTTCTTTTTTTAATAGTTTTAGTAGTTCATTATAAACTTCTTGAGTTTCATTTTCAAATTCTACATAAAAAGTATTAATTCCCTTTTTATTAACATCTTCCAATATATATCTTGCTATATTGTTATGCCCTTTTGTCTTTTTAAAGTCAGATAAAATTTGATTTACAAGTGCATCTGGGGAGGGGATACGGGGAGGTTCATATAACATCTCTACTGTAAAACCGTGCCGGGATAAAACTTGTGCAATTGCTTTTTCTTTCTTAAACTTCTCACGTTCTTGTTTATTAATTTCTGAAAAAGCTAAACGTTTTTTATGTATGGCTAAATATCCCCCGTTTTCGTCATTAAAATATATTTTTTCCCACTCTTCGCCCAACGCTTCATATTTTTTGCGATTTTCATTTATCCGTATAAGGTTTTCCGAATAAGCTCTCGCTAACTCACAAGTTTTACACTCCGGAATAATTGGCGGATTTTCTTTGTCGCTTAAATCAAACTTTAACCGAGAACCATATAATCTACGCTTACAGGTGTCAAAATAAGGACAAACATCCTTGATATATGGATGCTCTTTCAGGTTAAATGGCTCGGCGGTTTTGCCCGGATTGTTTTTGAAAACAGGGTTAACCAAGTCGGATGGCGGAACTGCTGTTACATCTTTATCTGTTGGACGCACCGAGCAGGCACAGTTCCAATCGCTTGGAGGCATGTAGAAATCCCACCATGGATGCTCAATAGGTAGAATGGTTCCTACATATTCCAGATGCTCCTCTCTCTGATGTGAAGCAGTGCTTTCTATATATTCTAAGTTTGGATAAAGGTGTTTAGTCTCAAGTGCCTTGCGATAGTTAACTGCAGAGCGAGCCGCACGTACCGCTGTATTATATTCGGTCTGTAGCCAGTTAATATTATAGTCTTTTGAAACTTGAAGTGCCAATTTTTTGAACTCCCGAAATGAGCGGAGATTCCCGTCTTCGTCGTATAACAAATTGACTATTTCCTCCGTCTGCCGATGGTTTTTAAAAGCAGCAAACACAGCTGTATTATGCCTAAATTCATTGATAAACTCCTCGTTTTTCTTTCCAAATTCCATCTTGCTGAAAACAGAGTTTATCCCTTGTTGAAGTGCTTTGTTTGAAATTTCAAAAAGTGGTTTAGAAACAATAGGTTGCTTTTTACCTCTTTTCCCATTATTGTACACCTCATCTAAGGCTTCTTGTAGAAGTTTTTCAAGGTCAATGATATATTTATCCGAAAGGGTAAGTTTACCCGTAATACTGTCTATTAATCTGGTTGCGAAGTTCCTTTGATCGCCCCGCTCCTTCGTCGGGGCGTATGCGAAAAAACGGCTAAAGAGCTTTCTTTTTTTGGGCGGATCATCCTGTTCCTGTTTTGGTTCCGTTTGAGCCGGCTCTTTTTGACTTGGCACAATAGTCGCCTGCGTGTTCTGCCGTCTGGCAATGATTTCGCCTTTTTTCGGCATAGGAATACTATATTTGTCATGCAGATAGGATGCAGGAATTTCGATAATATTTGAGAGTTCTACAATTTCGGATACTTCTAAACTTTCAGCAGCTTCCGGAAATATGAATTTACCGTCTTTAACCGGGAAGCCGCGCTTTTCCAGTACAGGGACAATCATTTGGTTTAATATGCGTTGGATAAAGCGCATATCAGCTTTGTTTTTACCTTCTTCTACTTCCTTATGGACTTCGCCCAGTGAGCGTGCACCTTTTTCGCCTTGCACGGTTGTAAGTGTTTGCCCGAGTATGGTAATAAGCATCTCCTCATTACAGGCACGGCGGAAATCATCATAAGCTGCACCGGAACTTCCGGAACCGGTGTTGTTGGTAGTTTCCACTTCGCTTTCTTTCGGGATTACTACCCAAGGTGCAGAGCCGGATTTTTCAAGTGCCTCTTCCAGCAACCTCCTGCTCTCGGGGTCATAGCTTGAATATTTACCCACACGTTGGGGCATCCCGAAAATTTCCAACCATTGCGCATAGTCCCCAAAGCCGCCGCGTTTCCAAATAACAAAAGGAGCGGATTTTAAGAATAGCCCGTAATCTCTTTTTTTGCCGATAACAAGAATATTGTCGTCGCCCTCGTAAGATATACCGACTTCGTCGGTATCATTTATAAGGATAGTTTGGTTGTACAGATTAATATGCTTTTTCGGAATTTCGTACACGCTCAGTTTTCCGTCCGAAAAATTAAATTCAATACCTGTACGTCCCCAAAACCTAACGTCCATTAGCAGGCGGAGCATTTCCTCGAACTCCAGCGTATCAATCAGGTCAGTTATTTCCGGTACGTCCTCGCCATTAGCATTTTGGAAAGTGAGCTCTGCGTTGGCAATAGCATCTTTCCGTTTGTCGACTGCGTCAGCAAGTAGCCCGTCAATCAATAAGTCATCAAAAAGGTCGTAGAGCCGTTTCATACGTCCGCTGTCTGCCGACTGCATAGCGTTGCGCCATTCGCCAACGTCTGAGGTTTTACGCTGTGGCGAACGGATTACTATCTGATTAATAACGAGCTTGTCGTCTGTTTTTTTCTTTGCCATATTAAAAATGTTGATTACGTTTCGGGTTACTTCCAAATTTAATTACTCCGGCTGTTTGGGTTCCGGTGTCATCTTTTGCTACCGGAAGATCGGGAGAAATATCGCCTTTTTGCACCGCTTTGAGCCAAGCTACAGCACGGTCGTAACGATGCTGGCGAAGTTCTAAACTAATTCCGGCGTTTGACAGATTAATAAAATGCCAAACGGCAATATCTTTTACAAAAATCAAAAGCAGCGGGCTCCGGTCGCTGCCTGTAGCTGAAAAAATGGTGTCGCGGTCGTAAGCTGCCAGATAGCCTTTAGCTTCTGCAACGGCTCCATCAATAGCAGCTGTCAGAATAGCATCGTCGCCACCGGTGATTGCTTCAAGATTCTCGGCATAGAGATGCGTGGTTAATTCTTCTGTGGTTAAGAACATGGCTTACCTCCTTTCTTTGCACCGGTATCGTAAAAGCAAATTTTATCGAAGTCCTTGCCACATTTTTTATCGAACCTAAGTAAACCGAAATGTTGTTTTTCTCGAATGTCTTTGCGTGTCCACACATGATATCTATTTCCAAAAAAGAAAACCCGATATCGCTTTCCGTTTTTCTTGTGAAGCTTGTCCGCTTTTTTAATGGCTTTTTGCAGTTGCGAGTCGCGCCCTTGAAACCGGATGCGTAATTTTTTGAAGTAGTTAATTACTGTTTGAAGCATAGTTAAAACCTTTTTTTATTAATGGCTCTGCGACCAATTGTGTAGCTATCGCCGGAGAGCGTTGTCATTTTCTGATTAATAATCCATATTCCACCCTCCACGGCGTCGGGCCCATCGGCGGGTGCTTTCATTCCGGGACTAAACATTTTGAACTGTTCCACAAGTCGCTTCATGTGCGGGTTGTCTTTTTCTCGGATATTGAAAACAAGCCGATTGGTACGCACCAGCGGCTCTAAATTCCCCTCAATACGAGAGAACTTATCCGGCTTTTTCCGCTCGTCCGGTAAAATGCCAAGATGGTAGTTATTTTCAATGCCTTTTTTATAAAAAAGCGGCATAAAAACCTGTTGAAAGAATGGGTCTTGCAGAGAGTTATTCTCAATGTAGTTGTAGATTTGTGTCCGCTCATTAACGTAGCTATCCGCGGCATAAAACCAGTCCACAAACTCGTCGTTGGTTACGCGGTCGAGAAATCCGGTTATCACATAAAAGCGGTTATCGTAATAGCCTAAAAGCCAAAGCGCTTTGGTGGAGTTTTTACGGTCGTTCACGTTATTGCTTGGACTCGGGTCGGCATATGCCAGTACAAATCGGAATTTTTGGAGCGGCGGCACTTCGCCAAAGGTAAGCTCATCGAAAACCGCACCTTCAATCAGCGGGTTGTTCATATACTCTTTTTGAAATGAGCGGTACCCCATAAAGCTTTCCATCTCTTCCACTTCCGCCTTTGTCCATTTCTCTTTCCAAGTTACATTGCCGTCTTTGTCGTAGATATTAACTTGTGAAACTTCCACGCCTTCAGTTTCGCACATTCGCGCCAAAACGCTGTCCTTGCCTATCAAGTTACCTACCATGATAAAACGCCCACGTCCGCCGTCTAAAGTACCGAATAGAGCCTCTTTTACCCAGTCAGTAAGTTTACTAACCCTGGCTGAATTAAGTGTTAGTTCGTCATCGTCCAAGTCGTCAATAACAATGTAATCCGGTCGTTTGTCCCTGTATCGAAGTCCGCGAGGCGACTGTCCACGACCAAGCGCAAAGAAGGCACAACCGTCTTGAGTTACGAAATTGCCCTCTGCCCAGTGTCCGGAGTTATATTGCTCGCCAAAGTCGTGGATGTAGCGTTGGTTATATTGCAACTCGCTCTGTAAGTCTGAAAGTAGTGTAAAAGCATTGTCCTGACTTTTGCCTACGATAACCATCACATTGATTTCACGCACCTTCTGACACTTGAGCCATAATGGTATAAAAACGTCCATGTGTGTAGATTTGGCGTGAGCACGTGCCCATTTGAAAACGGCTTTGATGTTTTTATTTTTCAAAATTTTGTTTGCCGCATCAATTTGGAATTGTCCGGATTTACATTTGGCAAAATGCGGGAAATAATATTCTACAAAAAAGGCATAGTCTGACCTTGCCCGAGATATACGCGCCAGTTGGTTGGCTTTCGTTTCGGTATGATCAACGGTGGTTTGCTGCCGAACGTCTTCATTGTGCAGATTCCACCTCTCTAATGCCTCTTTGATATTCCTTTGTGCCATTGTAATGCTCCTTCCACTCGCAGACTTTCTCATTTAACCTATTGCTGCTTGTTGCGTTTATTCGCTGCGCAAATCTGTTTAGTTGTGTGATACTTGTTGCCATGTTATTACATTTTAGTGAGATGCTCAGTGATATACATATCCTGATATTTATTAATCGCTCGGATTAGTTCGGGGGTAACTTCCGGGTCAAAGGTAGCACGGTGTTGTATCCATTTTGAGAAAGCCATAAATACATCAATTGTAGTTACTATGTTGGCTTTTTTATCCAATTTCTCAATAGCGGATGCAAATTTGGAAAGTTTGTCCGGTAGTGTGCTTATCATATCAATATCGTCGCTCTCGTACACTTGGTCAAGAATTTTATTAAGCGCTGCCAGCGATTTATTGATTAGCTCCGGGCGCGTAATGTTAATACCCGCGCGACGTGCTGCCCAACCCTCGATTTCCACCCATCTGGAAATAGTCTGCTCGCTCACACCTACCTTTTCGGCGATTACTTTTTGTATGTCGCCATTCATATAGTACATGCGTGCAAGCTCCTTTTTTTGCTCTAACTCTTTTTTTGTAGCTCGTTTTGCCATTCTTGTTAAAATTAGAAATAAGTTTTACTTCATTATTTTATTGCAAAATTGAGTTTTTTAGCCTTGCGGTAAAAATAGATGTGCCATTTTGTCATATCTATTTTGGCGTCTGTTTGGAATAATGGAATTTTGCGTAACGAAAAATAAAAAGCGGGGCTTAGCCACCGCACAAAACAGAAAAAACAAATTGAATGAGTAAACCGACAACATTTATACTTTCAGACGAAAGCTTAAATACCTACGGCTTTCGCTTATTAACCAGTGGCGCTGACTTGGAGCAGTTCAAACGCAATCCGGTTATGTTTTACAACCATAACGACATGGATATGCCAATCGGTAGGTGGGAAAATATCCGGATAGAAAACGGACAAATCCTTGCTGACGCTGTTTTCGATAAAGAGGATAATTTTGCCGGTAAAATAGCCGGTAAGGTAGAGCGCGGATTTTTGCGAGCTGCATCTGTGGGCTTACGAGTGATAGAAACTTCGGATGATCCGAAATACTTACTTCAAGGGCAAAAGCTACCGACAGCTACGCGCTGGACACTACGCGAGGCAAGCGTGGTAACTATCGGCTCAAATCATAACGCGCTGCGCTTATACGATGCGAATGATAAGCTACTGACTGACGAACAAATTTTAAAATTATTTGATAACATGGGGGCTTCCGAGCCGCCGCAAAACCAAAGCAAAAAGATGAACAATGAAATTTTAACCCTGCTTGACCTGGCAGAAGGCAGTACGGAGGCGCAAGTTCTTTCGGCTATTCAGAAATTGAAAGACGAAAACAAGCAACTCAGAGATGCTGCGTCCGAGCGTGAAAAAGCGGACAAAGAGGCTCGAAAACTCGAAGCCGAAAAACTGGTGGACGAAGCCATTAAAGACGGCAGACTGAACGCAGACGGCAAACAAGATATGTTGTCGCTGTTTGATGCGAATTTTGAGACAGCTAAAAAAACACTGGCTGCTATCCCTGTACGTAAAAGCGTAAAAGAGCAAATTGAAACGCAAAATCAACCAAAAGAACTGGACGAATTGGCAAAACTTAGTTGGGACGAACTGGACAAAGCCGGTAAGCTGGCTGAGCTGAAGGAAAATCATCACGATATCTACGTGGAGAAATTCGAGGCAAAATTCGGCAAAAAACCGGAAAAATAAAGGCGTTACATTCGTCTGTATAATTGAAAATAAACTAAATTTTTAACAAGAAAATAATTTTTAAGGTATGAAAAAGATTGTAGCATTAATGTTTAACCTGATAATTGGGTTTGTACTGGCTTTTTTTATGGGAGGCGGATTATATGCCGCCGTAGGAATTGGCGGTGGTCTGTCGCTGCTGCCTAAAATGCACGATGGATTGGGTATGGCTATCCAAAAAGAAATTTGGATGAACTCTATCGTGGAGGGTCTATTTGCTGATAACACTTTTCTTAGTAAAGCATTTAACGCCGATGAGTTTGTCAATCAAGGTAAAACCGTTCATATTCAGAATGCGGGAGTGGCGAGTAAGGTAGAAAAGAACCGCACCCAATTCCCGGCGACGGTAAAACAGAGGACGGATATTGATTTGACCTTTAATTTGGATAATTACTCAACTGACCCGATTAAGATTGACCTTGCTGAAACCGTGGAACTCTCTTACAACAAACGAGAGAGCGTATTAAAACAGGATAAAACTGTGCTTCACGAAGCTATTTCGGAAGGAATTTTATATGAATGGTTCCCTGCAATTGCTAACGCCATCCGCACTACCGGAGGCGCCGTATTAGCACACACGCCAAGTGCCACTGGTAATCGAAAAGCATTTACCAAAGCTGACGTAAAAGCCGCTATGACTAAATTTAACAAAGATAATGTACCCGCAACAGGTCGTTATATGCTGATTGACGCAGATATGTACGACCAGTTAATTGACAGTTTGACTGATAAGGAAGCAACCGCATTTCACGCTGCCGCTGATATTAAAAACGGCATCGTAGGAAGGCTATTCAGCTTTGATATTATGATGCGTTCACGTGTGGGAGTTTACACTACCAGTGGATCTAAAAAACTGTGGTCAACTACAGGAGCGGCAACCGACAACGCAGCCGGATTGGCTTGGCATGAGGACTCTGTTTGCCGTGCATTAGGAGAAGTTATTGCTCGTGAAGCACTAAACGATCCAACCTATTACGGTGATATTTATTCATTTGAAGTACGTGCCGGAGGACGTGCAATGCGTAACGACGTGAAAGGTCTGTTGGCAATCGTGCAAGATGCCGCAGCATAGGAGATACCATTTTTTCTGATTACATAAAACCCGTGTGAAGAAAAGAGCCGCCAATGATGCGGAGATGAAAGCCCATTAAAGGGCGGCTCTTATTTATTTTAGATTTACGAATTTAGAATTACGATTATGGCAAAGACAACCACTACACAAAGAGTTCCGATACAGTACTTAGTAATCCACTGCACCGATACACCGGAAGGACGTCATATCACTTCGGACGATATTCGCCGTTGGCACTTGAAAGAACGCGGATGGAAGCAGGTAGGCTATACCGATATGATACACTTGGATGGTACGGTGGAGCGATTGGTAGAAAATAACGATGACGCTTATGTGGACGGTTGGGAAGTAACCAACGGCGTACGTGGGTACAATCGTCATAGTCGTCACGTGGTATATGTAGGCGGAAAAGCTCGTAACGGGATCGCTTATAAAGATACTCGTACACCAGAGCAAATTAAAGCTCTAACAAAAATTTGTAAAGAATTTGCTGAAATCGCTCCGAATGCTAAAATAGTTGGACACCGAGATTTGAATAAAGCAAAAGATTGTCCATGTTTTGACGTGAAAGCCTTTGTAAAAGAAATCGGAATAAAACAATAAAGACATGCCGATGTTGGAAATTATATCACTAATACTTAATCTACTACTTGGTACCGGACTGGTTATTCAGTTCTTGACCATCCGCTCTATCCGAAAAGAAGCGGGTGCCAAGGCAGACATTGCCGTAGCACAAGCAGGTAAAGGTAAGATTGAATTGGTTGACAATACGGTTACAACCATGGTGGAAACTGTGAATAAATTACTTGAACAAAACCAAAAGTTGATTGAAAATTACGCTATATCAAGCGAAGATAATCAGCGACTTAGGCAAGAAAAAAGAGATTTAGAGCAAAAGTTTTCAGCTCTGGAAAAAAAGGTAAATCGTATGATCCAAACCAATCTGAAAGTGATTAAAGTCCTTGAACAAATGGGCGTGGATGAGGAAGTAATAAAACCACTTAGGGAGCAAGAATAATGAAAAAGATACTTTTTTTATTTACTCTATCGGTATTGTTTATTTCTTGTAAATCCAAACAGCCACTTACAGTGGTTCCAATCCACACCGAAACTCGTGTGATAGAGCGATTGGTTGAGGTGCAAATTCCACCGGATAGTGCTTGGCTTACGGCTTACTTGGAGTGCGACAGCACCAATAAAGTAATCTTGCGAGGACTTAACGAGCGGAAAAGCCCTGGCGTGTTCTCTGACTTGAAACTGAAAAACGGTATTTTCAATTACCGATTAAAAACGCAACCGAACCCGGTCCAAGTAGAAATGAAAGACAGCCTTGTTTACAAGGAAATTCCCATTACGGTGGAAGTGCCGAAAGTGGAATATCGACAAACCGGTTGGCAAAAATTTACTTCAAAAGTTGGAACCATAACCCTTATATTGCTGCTCCTTATCGGAGTATGGAAATTAATAAAACTCAAATTAAAATAACGCTTAAACACTATTAAAAATTCAAAAATATGACAACATTATTAAAAGCACGTGTAGCAGGAATTGACTTTGCAGATGTGATAACTAACGCTGGCGGATTAGCATCTGCAAGCTGGGAAGCACAGCCGCTAACGCTTCGCGATGACGAGGTGTCAATTGTGGAAGGCGACCCCACAGAAGAGGAAACTTTCTCACACGAAAATGACGCACCGGAAGATTACGATATTACAGGTACCGGAGTTACGGCAGTAGGTAGCTTTATTAAAGTTACACTTGACCAGATGGCATCCTTGCTTGGCGGTTCCGTGAGCGGTGCAAGTCCAAACGGTATCTATGCTAATAAAGCTAAGAAAAGCCTAATAACTAAGGCTGTGCGTTTTCGCTTGAAAAAAGGCGGTGCAATCGTTATACCCAAAGCCAGCGGATATGTACTATTTAATGGCAATTTAGGGAATGACGGATTAGTCAAGCTTCCTTTCAAATTCAAAGCATTGGCACAAAGCACCTATAAGGTGGACGGTGAGGAAGTGGACTTTGTAATCCAAGAAACCGCAACTGCATAAAACTATGACCGACAGCGAAACCAAACTGGCAGCTGCTAACTTACTATTACAACGGGGCGTCAGATTTCGGGTTGACGCCCCGTTTTTCATCCGACTTCTGCAACATGACTTCATAGAGATAAAGCCGTTATATGCCGGAACTATTGTAGAACTATCCCGCATCGTGCTGGAGGACGGATTGGAAAATCTAACACGGCAGCAAGCTAACGAAAAGATAAGCAGCGTTTGCCGACTGATAGCAACCGCTATGCTGAACGGGAAAAAGAAGCTGAAAAAGGTTGACAGATTAGCCAAGAGGCTTGAAAAACGGATACCGGCTTACTCGCTTTTTGAGATTTATATACACATAAACAATGTAAATCAGCAAGTGGATTTTTCGATTATTACCGACTATTTCTCTCGACAGATGAACCTGATGATGACGAGGAAATTACCGGGGCAAAATCAAAAAGGGAGTTAAAAGGCTACACCGATGGTCTCCATAGCCCTTTTGGACTTTTCGGACAACTAAAAGAAAAACGAGGTATTACACACGAGGAGCTTCTTTGGGGGCAACCGTGGATAATGTTCCTGCTGGAACTACAAGACACACCACGCTACGTAAGTGGCGAACCTCCTGCACCGGTGGCAGAAAGTGCGGAAGATGTAAAACGAATATTGGGAAGATAAGATGGAACCGGTTGAAATAGACATAAGGATGAAACAAAACGTGTCGGAAGAGGGCGAAAAAGCTACCGACTCGATAAACAAGATGGATGAAGCCGCTCTTCGTGCAGCTACTGACATAAAAGCTAAAATTAAAGAGCAGAAGTCGATTATTAAGCAAATAGAAAGCGACATAGCATATATACAAAAGCTATACGATCATGCAGTTGCTGGAAAGGCAAAATTGAGTTTAGGTAATGAACTTGAAACTTTGAAGAAAGCATTAGAGGTAGAAAAGAATGCACTTGTCGAGCTTGAAAGTAAAGTAGAAACGACCGCTCAAAAGCATGCTAAGCTTCGTACAGAGGTGATGGAAGCGAAGGAAGAGGTTTCGCGATTAGAAATGGCTGGTAAACGTGGTTCGGAAGAGTGGGATATAGCAATAAATAAGCTGGCTAGTTTGAATGATCAAATGCAGGACACCAACCAGATAGCTAAAACCATTGCCGATGATGAGAGAATTTTTAAATCCGTTGCTTCCGGTGTATCCGGATTAGCGGGAGCTATGAGTGCTGCGGTAGGTGTAGCTTCTCTATTTGGTGCCGAACAAGAAGAATTAACAAAAATACAGACCCGTTTACAGTCGGTAATGGCAATTACTATCGGATTACAACAGGTTGCTGAAACACTTAATAAAGACAGTTACTTCAGGATTGTTTTACTCTCAAAAGCAAAACGGGGTTGGGCCGCCGCACAAGCTTTTCTGAATACACAGTTAGGTATTGGTGTGGGGCTGTCGAAGGCTTTAATGTTTTCAGGTGTAGGATTACTTATAGCCGGAATAGGTTCTTTAATTGTCCTGTATCAAAAATGGTCAAAAAAACAGGAGGAAGAGCTAAAGCTTATTCAGGAGCGACTCCAAGTACAAGCGCAATTAAAAAGAGAAATCGCTGATAGCTACGCATCGGAAGTCTCAAAAATTGAAGCTGCTCGCGCAGCCTTAAATTCGGAAAATGTAACACGGGAACAAAAACTGGGGATTATAGATAAGTTAAAAAAACAGATACCCGGTTACACGGCGGAGCTCGACACCGAGGGCAGACTAATACGAGAAAACACAGAAGCATACAACGACTATCTTGTTTCACTCGAAAAGTCGCTACTATTAAGAGCCGCAGAAAAAGATTTGGAAAAGCTGTTGGCACAAAAATACCAACTTCAAAAATTTGAAATAAAGGAAGAGCCAAAACCAATATTTAATGGGTATGAAGTTGATTTAACTTCAGGCAATATACCGGAATGGCAAAAGAATTTCGATAAAGCAGCAAAAGAAGGAATTGCAGAAATCGATAAAGCTATTGAAAGAATAAAAGACTATATTGCTAACAACTCTTTAATTGACATACCCAAGCCAACAGGAGGGGAACCTCCTTCTACTATCAAAAAAGAATATGACGCCCAAGCCGAACTTGCCAAGCAACTAACTGATTTGCGGAAACGTATCGCTGAATTGGAAATAGAAACCATGCAGGAGGGTTTTAAAAAGAAAATAGCACAAATCGACCATGAGGAGGAAACCGAGCTAAAACGGATTGAGGATTATCAGAAAAAATAGTTGAAACCTACAATAAGGATAAAGATGAAAAGAACAAAGTAAAAGATATAAAAGATATTCCCGGTATCAAACCTGAAACGCTTGCGGAAATAGAAGCAGAAAAAAGCAAAATATCTGCTGTGGCAGAAGAAAAACGCAAACAAGCGACAGTCAACAACGCCAAAGAGATAGCGGAACTGGCTCGGAAGTATGCAAGTGAACAAGTAAAAATCGAGCATGATTACCAGCAGGATATTGATAAACTGACCGCTGCCGGAAATCTGGAAGCTGCGAATGCGGCAAAAGCTGAACGAGATAAACGCATTTCGGAACTAACGGCGGAAATGATTGAAAGCAGCTCTATCTACAAGCTGGCAACCGACGAGAAAATACAAGCATCCAAGAAAGCAACCGAAGAACTGGTGTCCGACATCAAAAAACGGATAGAACTGCTCGTAAAGGAAAACAAACTGACACGTGAAGCAGCAGACCAGATGCTGAAAGATATTGATAAAACGCAGGTTTCTCGAGAAAACAGCAAAAACGAAAACAATCCTTTCGCTAAACTACTGAGCGGACTAAATAAGTACAAAGGGGCAAAAAAGGAGCTTGATGATAAACGAGGCAGCACATCTGCGGAGGACTTGGTAAAGCTGGAAGACACAGCTAACAAGGCGCTAAAATCCACAGCCGAAGCATCCGCCGAAGCATTGATGGGCGTGCAGGCTATTCTCGGCTCGGTAGTTGGTGCGCTTGACCAATTGGGTGCGCTAACCGAAGAGGAAAAACAAACCGCCAACGAAGTGATTGGCATGGTAGGCGGAGCAGCAGAGCTGGCGCAAGGTATTGCAACCGGTAACCCAATCGGAATTATTACCGGAGCAGTTAATCTACTTTCAAATGCTATTTCTTTTTTCGACTTTAAAAGCAAAAAAATTGCCAAACAGCAGAAGGAGCACAAAAAAAACTTGGAGGAGCTAAGCAGAGCGTATAACAATCTACAGCGTGAAGTTGATAAGGCTCTCGGTACGGATGTTTACAAAAAACAGAAAGAAGCGATCAATAATCTACAGAAGCAGATAGCCGAAAACGAGCGACTGATTGCACTTGAAAATCAGAAAAAGAAAAAGAAACGAGACAAGGAAGCTATTGCCGCATGGAATGCGGAAATTGATGCACTGAAAGGCGAAGTTAACGATACCATTCAGTCCATTGTCGAGGACTTGGCGCAGACCAACGCCAAAACCTTAGCACAGCAACTGGCGGATGCGCTGGTAGATGCAGCTCGCACCGGAGAAGACGCTTTCACTGCGATGGGAGATGTGGTTAATGATGTGCTGCGCAATGCGGTTGTAAATTCACTATCTAAAAAGTTTTTGGAAAAACAGATGGGCGATGCGGTTGAGTACCTTGCCGATGCGATGGAAAGTGGTGGTAAGCTGGATGACTACGAAAAGCGCCGATTTGAAGAAATGATTCGCAACGCCGGAAATAATTTCAACACGGCAATGCAAGCCTACAACGAGCTATTTGCACCGGAAGAAAAAGAGCGTAGTTCCGCTGCCAAAGGAATTGCACAGGCAAGTCAAGACAGCATTGACGAATTAAGCGGTACCATTACTTTTATGGCGGGTGAGTTTCGCACTTCCAACGTTCTGGCAGCTGCTCATGCCGAAAGTGCAAAAGATACACAGATTTCTGTACAAGCAATACTGGCTGTGCTAAATACCATTGCCGAAAATACGGCATACTGTAAAATGTTGGAAGATGTAGCAGAGAGTTTAGATAGAATTAACCGCGACGGCATAAATATTAAAAAATGATAATCGACGGCACAGATATACGGACGCTTGGCATGTTTATCCTTCGGGGTGGCTCGAATGACTTTTTGTCGTTCCCGGAACGTCGGGAACCCGACACAAACGACTGGGCAGAGTATGACGGGTTGGAGGTGGATTTTGAAGATTTAAGCTACAATCCTAAAAAAATAAGCGTTCAACTGTACATTTCTGCTCCGGACACTACGACATTTAACCAACGCTTAAATGCTTTTCAAACGCTGAATAATCAGCAGGGATATCGGCAGGTTTTTGTCAAAGAATTTAACCGGACTTTCTTACTCCGTTATCTTGGTTGTGCAGACTATAAGCACAAAGGCGGGCTGGCAACTTCAGGAAAGAAAAGCGGACGACTCACGGTGGAATATATGATGGACAATCCGTTACAACTGTTTTCAACACAGGAAGCACCGGTCGGAAATAAAACGACACATGTTAAGCTTGGCGAACTTGATTTGGGACAATACGGAATTATTGTAAAAGAGATTTACTCAACAGCACTTAATCCCGGAATGAGAAAGCCGGTACTGGAACGAAGCATAAAAAACATTTCCGGCATATCGGCAGATGTGAGTTTCGTGCCGAAAAAGCAGGCATTGCAGACTACTATTGACTGCGTGATGATTGCTGACACATTGCAGGACTTTTACACCAACTACAATGCTTTATTTGGCTTGCTTAATATGCCTGTGCCGATAGCACTTAGCACACATTCGGCGAACTATCAATGTTACTATAAAAGTATGAGCGGATTTACAAAAGAGACCGCATTTTCAAGAAAAGTACGAGTTTCATTTCAACTAAATTTACAAACAATATAACTATGGCAACAAAAATTAGGATTGGAAATGACTTCACACTATCGTGGAGTATAGTAAGAAATTCCTTAGCAGAAAACTTGGAGGCAGTATCCAATCTGTCTGTGCAACTACTGCCTTACGGTAAACCAAGCATTCCGATAGCTCCGGAAAATTACCGTATTTCCGGAAACAATATCACGATTGACTTTACTGCCAATATGTTTACCGAAACCGGAAGCTACGGAGTGGAACTTTACTACAAAATACCTGACGAAACGCTTCTTGACGGAATGCGCGAGTGTACAGTTGATGTAGAGGAAATTATAATTGTAGGAAAATCCGCCAAAGCGGACAAAGTAAGAAATATCGCCGTAACCAGTGAAGTGGCAATTGGTTTTAAGGGCGACAAAGGGAAACCCGGCGAGGACGGAAAACCTGTAGTAATGTACTTCGAGGTGGATGATAATATGCACCTTCAAATGACCTCGACAGAGGACAGTGTAATTGATTTTGAAATTGAAAATAACCGATTAAAATTAGTAGTGTAATGGCAAAAAAAGATTTAGGAAAAATAGCAATCACTCCGAGAGGTGAGTGGGTGCAAGGTACAGAGTATGAAAGACTCGATGTTGTAAAAGCAAACGGCGGAAGTTATCTATCGTTAGTAGATAATAATAGTGCTGAGTTGGCAGATGAGACGGCTTGGATGGTATTAGCTGAAAGAGGATTACAAGGTGGTAAGATGGAATATTCGGATTTGACAGACGAGGATAAAGATGACTTGGTAAGTCATACAGAAAAACCACTTATAAATGAAAATCCTATTGAATTACCTTTTAGAGTTGGAACGCGAAATGGTGAAATAGGTCAATTAAAATGTCAAGCAATAAGGATTGGTAGTCAATACAATGGCGTATCTGACACCTACAAATTTGAAAGATCTGTACACATTATTACCGTTATTGGTGTTCAGTTTGATTTAACTGAAGAAATTCCATTTAAATTAATTAACCCTTCAGACGTAATTATTGAAAATGATGAAAATTATAATACTCAAATAAGGCTTGTTAAATATGTTTCAACATATTTAATTGTTTTCTATGTAGAAACAGGAGATTTTCTTTTGTCATGTTAAACATAGCTATCATCGGCAATGGCTGTAACACTAAAAAGTACGGCAGCTTCATTGATAGTTTCGATGAGGTTGTTCGTATTAATGGTGGTGCGATGGAGAGAGCCATTTCAGAAAACAGCGAATATGTCGGAACAAAAACAACGCTTGCCGTTTTCAACAATTGGAATTTCAAAACAGATATTCCTACACATCCGGATGTGCTCGAAGCGCATAAGTATGCAATAGAAAATAATATACCGATAGCATATTCTCGTAAAAACATCATTATCCGAAAAGGTAATGAACTAAAAAACGGAATACCTATCGAATATCTGGATAAAGTGCCTAAGCAAACAATATTCGGGATAACTAAGGATTTATATGATTACATAGAACAACTATACGATTACAAGCATCCGACTTCGGGGTTGAAAATTTTGTTTTATTTTCTCAAACAAGGCTATAGAGATATTGCATTGTTTAATTTTGGATTTACAGGAGTACATTTTTTTGACAAGAAATGGCATGATGTTATGACCGATAAGCGATTTGAAGCTCATTATCACAACGGAAAAATAGAGCGTGATATTATTGAAGATTTACAAAGGAAAGTATTAGTGAAAATTTATGAATAACACACTTGTAATTATACCTGCTAAAGTTCACAGCGAAAGGGTGCTAAATAAGAATATGCGGCATATTGACGGCATTCCACTATTTGTACATTCCATTAATTACGCAAAACAGGAAGGTTTCAAGCACATCGCCGTGAGTAGCGATGGCGAGCATATTTTGAAGATAGCTAAAAGTTTAGGTTGCATTCCGGTTAAAGAAAACGTAAATGAAAGTAAATTGGAGTACTGTGTTAATCAGGTATTGGCACAAGAAAAAGGCTATAGGTATTTTGCACTTCTACAACCCACATCTCCACTTCGAGAAAAAGACAAACTGAAATCTATGCTCGCAAGAATGAAAAACGAGGAGTTGGAAACACTTCTTACCTGTCAGCAGATAAAGCCTGTAGCGTGGCTTGACCAGTACTGCTTGTTTGACGTTCAAAATAGACCATTAAGTCAGCAAGCTAAAAGTTGGATATATCACTTTGATGGCAATATCTTGTTGCGTAATATTGAAAGTTATAAGAAAGAACAAATACTTATTCCGCAGGTGTCAGGAATAGAAGTAAATGCGTTTCCATATTACTTGCAAATAGACACCATAGAGGAATTTAATCAGATTAAAATGTATGTTGAAAAAAATACTGAAAAAAGATAAACTCCTCCACTTGTCGGCAGGCTTCATGATAGCCTGCCTGACAACCATGTTAACTAAGCACTGGTGGCTTATTTTGCTTATTCCTACAATAATTGGTATAGTAAAAGAGCTTGTTTGGGATAAATGGTGGAAACAGGGAACACCGGAATGGTTGGATGCTGTGGCTACGGCTCTCGGTGCTGTGGTGTGGCTGATATTAAACAGATAACAATGAAAGAAATTTATACAGCATTAATAAACAGAATAAAAGAGGAGGTTCCTGCTATTAAATGGATAGACTGGGACACAGGACAGTTGGATGGCTACACAATCATAAAAGGAGATGTTCATCGTCCGCCACTTAAGTATCCGGCAGCACTTATCACTATCGGAGTTAATTCCGCTAAAGATATTGTGGACACAATCCAAGACTGTGTGGTTCATATCAGCATACGCTTAGCGTTTGAACCTATGGAACGGACAAATTCCGAAGCCACGCCGGAAGTGCGAGACTCGGCGTTACAACCCTACGATGTTATAGATAATCTGTATGCAGCACTACAAGGATATGAAACTGAAAATTTTCACAGCTTATCACGCATGAGCCAAGGAAAAGAAAACAGCCACAATGGGCTGTTTATCTATCGCATGAATTTTAAAACTGATTTTGAGGATTACGGGGCAGATTCCTCACAAAAGGGAATATAAAAAAGCCCCCGGTCACAGTTGGCTCTCTGACCTTCCAACTGTATAAAATGCGAATAGCCGCATACCCGAAGAGCTTAGTAATAAGTTCCGAGTGGTGCGGCTATTCGCATTTTAAATAAGTGTCAGAGAGACAACAAAATTACAAATATAAACCTAAAAACCAAACATTAAATTAAATAATTTATTATGAGCAAATTTACTTATAAGGAACAACATGCTGTTATCGTGAAGTGTAGTAACGAGGACGAACAAAGAAAAACTTTTGAAGAGTTAAAGAAAATGGGGTATAAAGATTTAAAATTAGTATCAGTATGAAAATTGAAATCAAGCACGAAACAAAAAACTTCGACAGCTTTCGTGCTAATAAGGTGAAAAGCCTTTTTAATCCTGAGCACGGTAACTGGGAACACGTGGCAGACCTGCCTATTGAAAACAACGACTGGAAAATCGGGTTAATAGTTGGCCCGAGTGGCTCTGGTAAAACAAGTATCGGTAATCGTATTTTTGGGCGCATCCACGACCTTTATGCTGACTGGGATAGTGACAAGGCTATTGTTGATTGTATCGCACCGGAAAAGACACTAAATGAAGTTACAGCCGCACTTTCGGCTGTAGGTTTAGGAGATGTTCCCGCGTGGCTACGCCCTTTTAATGTTTTAAGTAACGGTGAGAAGTTCCGGGCAGGACTGGCGCGCTTGGTAGTTGAGCGTCCGGATAAGGTGGTAGTTGACGAATTTACAAGCGTAATCGACCGACAAATCGCCAAAGTTGGCGCGGCAGCTTTTGCAAAATCATGGAAAAGAGGATCAGGACAAGTTATTTTGCTATCCTGCCATTACGATATTATTGAGTGGCTCCAGCCTGACTGGATATATGATACAGCGGAGGCACGGTTTAGCCGTGACTGCCTTCGGCAACGCCCACAACTCGAACTTCAAATTTATCAAGTCAGCGGAAGTGTATTCAGGCATTTTAAGCCGCATTATTATTTAGACTTACCACTACCGGTGGCGGGAATGTACTACGTGGGTATTATAGACGGCGAGCCGGTTTGTCACTTGGCAGTGTCGCCACTATTTACCGCTAAGGCGTACAGAGCTACCCGACTGGTAGTAATGCCGGAGTGGCAAGGGATAGGCGTTGGCACTAAATTTCTGAATGCCATTTGCCAGTATCACCTTGACGGGTACGGTCGCGGTGGGTACAAATACCATACGTTTTTCCATACTTCGCACCCACAACTCTGTGGAGCATTACGCCACTCTCGAAAATGGATACAAACAGGTGCACGCCTTTACGGTGATAATAAAGCCAGAAGCGCCAAATCCCTTAAAAAATCGCATTTGAAAAACGGAATTAAAAACAGATGCTCTACCGGATACGGTGGGCACTTTCGAGCCGTACAAGCTTTTAAATATATAGGAGAAAACAGCAATGAAAATTAGAATTTTAGGAAATAAAGAGACGGAGGCATTTAAGAGGGCTGAGCGGCTTGTTAGGTCGCTCGCCCATGTGACGGAGTTTGAAGGCGTAGCGGATTTGGCAATTGCGCCGTTATTGACCGAAATATTAACGGTTGAGGAATTACAAGAGCCATGGCTTGGTACGCTTATTTTTCACCCATCTCCACTCCCATACGGGCGTGGAGCCGCATCAATTAAATGGGCGTACAGGCGTAAGGAACCAATAACAGCGGCGACTTGGTTCTGGGCTGATGCTGAGCTTGATACCGGAGCAATCTGCGAGCAGGAGATAATTAAAATAGACTACTCGAAACGCCCGCGTGAGTTCTATGAGGCTGATATATTGCCAGCTATGGAACGAACGCTTAAACGGTGTTTATTTGCTCTTAAAATGGGGTTTAAAAGAGAGGTGCCACAGGTGGAAGAGTATGCGAGCTTTGATAGGAAGGAGGGTAAAATATGAAAACCCCACTTGTCTATTATGGTGGTAAACAAACAATGCTAAAACATATCCTTCCACTCATCCCGGAACATTCGATTTATACCGAAGCGTACGCCGGGGGGTGTGCCGTGCTTTTTGCAAAGACGCCGAGCAAAGTAGAAGTTATCAACGATTTGAACGGCGAGCTGATAAACTTTTATCGCATTTGCCAATTGCAGCCTGAAGCATTGCAACGGGAAATAAAAACATCTCTTCACGCCAGGGAATTGAACGAACACGCTTTGCATATTTACCGACATCCGGTATTTTTTAATCCTGTACAAAGAGCGTGGGCGGTGTGGTTTTCCCTTAAAACCAGTTTCTCTGCTCAAATTTCTGGCGGCTTTAGTTATGACAGGCATGGAAAGAAACCTACTGCACTCCAAACAGCCGTAAACAGATTTGATGATGCTATAATTGAGCGAGTGAAACAAATTACCATTGAGCAAAACGAAGCCACGAAAATCATACGGATTTATGACACACCGGATACTTTTCACTTTATAGACCCGCCATATGTGGATTGCAATCAAGGTCATTACAATGGGATGTTCAACCATCAGTCGCTTGTAGAGTTGTTGGAGCTATGTAGTAGCTTGCAGGGTAAATTTATGCTGACTATGTATCCTAATGATGTAATCCAATCATTCGCAGATAAATATCATTGGACTATTCACGAAGTAAACCGAACCGTTACAGCTGCCAAAACCACACGCAGGAAACAAGTTGAATGGATGGTATGTAATTATTAAACACTTGAATAAGCAAATAAAAGGCGTACAGAAATGCACGCCTTTTATTATCTTTGTCCCTGCAAAAAATGTACAATTTGTTTTTAATTTATGTACTTTTTGTTTTTGCGATTATAACATGATTGAAGTTTTTTACGAAAGACCAATGCATACGTGTCTTGCAAAAAAGGATTACATGGAGTTACTGGACTATTACAAGGATGCATCTTCAGTCAACTTATTGACACCAATCATGTATTTATACATGGGCTTATATTATTATGAGCAAAAAGATTATGTTACAGCTTATTATTATGCCTATAATATTGATTTCCAAAAAATGCCCAAACATCAAGAGTTGGTGATTATTTTTAAGTTGAATTGCATATTTCATTTAATCAAAAACAACAGTCGAAAAGAATATAGAAAATCCAGGTATTTGTTATTTGACTCGTGGATTATTAGCGACTATATTGAATTTTTGAACATTCCGAGTAAACACATTTACCACTACTATAGTTTAATCGATAAAATTCAGGAAGATTTGGAAAAGAACAAAGTTCTTACATATACAGACTATGAGTTGTATGATGTGAGAGAATTGTTGATTGCGGAATAATTTATTTGATTTTCCTGAAAAAGCAAACTGATATGTGGAAAGCTAACTGTTAGTGTTGGTACACAGACCGAGAAAATGAACTAGATGCAATGCGAAAATGGAAGCAGTGGAATGGTGTGTAAGTTTAATAATTGTTATGACTATAAGCCTGTAAAGCCTAATAAAAAAAGTAGAAACAGTATAATCAACTCAAAACTATGGAAAAAACCTAAGTACATGACAAAAATTTATATATGTTGATATTATCTTGAAAGCAAGTGTTTAATAATACGTTTTCTATGTAATTCAGTCCATATTTAAAGAAACTTTTTGCTTTTCTACCATTGTTAAGTATTCTGATAGGTTTTATGATTTCATGTAAAAATATTCCTACCAGATATGCCCATGTAAAGGCAATGATTACTAATGCAAATAGTTTTTCTATACGGTCTAATTCAGTTAAATGCGTATTCTCAATATTAAACCCGCTTGTTTTCAGAGCCTTAAAAGCAGTTTCAATCTGCCAGCGTTCTTTGTATATTTTATAGGCTATTTCAGGTTTACAGAATGAAATGATAA